AATTCTCATCAATTACTTTAATGGTTTTAGCTACTTCCATATCATAATACATTTGTTTTATTACATCAAATTCTGCCTCTATATAATCAGAGTTAATATCTTTTTCACTACCTCTTCTTTTAGATAAAAATTTACTACCTGAAGGTGTTTTTAATTTTTTACCTGACCCTGAAATGACTCCACTACCTGCGTGTTCTAAAACCATGTGTCTAAAATAATCATCTCTTTGTAATCTACTTTCAGGATTAAAATCAATTTCATTCATTCTTTCTATGTATTCATTTTTTAATGATTCCCAATTTTCTTTTCTAAGATTAATTTTGTCTTGAACATTTTGATTTTGTTCTAAAGCTCGATTTACTTTAGCTAACTCTATATTTAAAGTTTCAGGTTTTAATCCATAAGGAAGTTTAGGTATAGCTTCATCTTTTGGAGTAGACCTAACTGTTGCTGCTAAATCATCTAAAATAACTTTACGAGTAAATAAATTATATTCTGCAGGAGAAAGACCTTCAATAATACTATCGATAAGTCTAATTGATTTGTCTGCAGAAACATTTGGTTGCTTTGATAACTTTGTCAAATAAAAAGATGCTATAGAATTTTCTTCATTTCTTGCTAAAAATTCATATTCTCTTGTAAATCTATTTTTAATACCAACTAAACTTTCTTTAAATTTAGTTAAAAATCCTTCCTTCTTAACACCTTTAGATGCTTGAAATCTTGATTCTACTTCAGGTTCAAACTTTACATCTACAATTTCTAAGGGTTCTATTTTTTCTATAGGTTCTTCTACAGGTTTTTCTTTTTCAACAATTCTTTCTATTTTCTTTTCAGATACAGGTTCAGTCTTATCTTTTAATATTTCTGGGGTTTCAAATACAGGAACCATTTCTTGAAGAATATTTTCCATTTGTTTAGCAGAGTTTATATCTTGATTTTTCTGAGTTTCTGTACGAGCAGGATCATCTATTCTTTTAAGAGTAATTTCTAAATTTTCTTTAATTAAATTAAATTCTTCAGTCTGTTTTTCACTTAGCTTACCTTCAGATGCAAGTTTTTCTACTTGCTCTTTAACTGATGGTTGTATCTCTACCTCATTTTTTTTCAACTCATCATAAAATCGTTCAGCTTTTTTCTCACTAATACCTTTATCTTTAACATACTTAACAAAATTTGTTTTACCCTTTTTAAATTGCTGACCTAACTGAGATGGCTTACCTTGAGTTAAAGTAAGACCAACACCTAACATCCCTTGAGCAGTAACCTCTGACCAGTCTATTTCATCTTGTGTTAATGCTTGTTCCCATGCAGTTAAACCTGCAAAGGTAGCACCTGAACCTATTTGAGCTAAAGGTTTTGCTAAATTACCAAAAGCTCCTAGAGTTAAATGCAATGCAGTGCCCTCTATTGTTCCCTTAGTAATACCCACTAAAGGTGAGCCAAGACTATAAAGAATATTCTCATGTGCTTTAGCTGTTTCGCCACCACCCTTTATAGCACTATAGATAGGTAGTCCCCACTGGCCCATAGAAGCAATTACAGGCAAGTCAATACCAAATATTCCTGCACCTTCATATAATGCTTTACCTAAATCATTAACAAAGCCTTGACCTTCTGGAATCCCACTTTTTTCCCAATCTTCTGCTCTAGCATTGTACAGTTTAGTTAAGTCTCTAAAAGCACCACCTCTTTTTACACCTGTTAAATCCTCTAAGTATTTAGCATATTTATCAAGAGTATCTGTAATACCTGCAGAACCTTTAAAGTATCCAACCATTAATGATGAAGCAGGTTGAACAAATGCTTGGTCTAAAAACTTTTGAAATCCAGATTCTTTAGGTGTTTCTACTTGAGGAGCTTGTGTTTCTGCAGGAGTTTCTATATCTAAATACTTTAATAATGAATTTTCATCAGTATTCGGTTCTGTAGAAATAGGCTTAGTTTCTACAGTAGGTGTTACTGCAGTTTTTTCGTTATTATCTAAATATTGTAATAATGAACTCATTAGTTAGTTGGAGCAAATCTAAAAGTGTACCATTTTGCAAGTGGAATAACTTTTCTAACACCACTATCTGTAGTAACTGCTATTTTATCTCCTTTTATTTCTTGAATAGTTATTGTACCTGAATTAAATCTTTTTACAAGCTCAGGAGGCAATCTAAATGATGTGCCTTGAGTTGGAGCTTGTGCAGTAAACCCAACATCAACAGAACTAGGAGGCATTTGATCATTAGTTTCAACATCAGATATAGCAGGAGGAGGTTCATTATTAGAAATAGGATATCTTGTTTCTGAGTTATCCACTAATGTACGAGGCTCTTGTTTATCCAATATTAAAGAACTTTGATACTGATTAACCACTTTTTGTTTTGCTGCTTCAGTTGATCTGTCCCATGCTTCTTTAGGCACTGAAGGTGGTCTATCTGCATCTGTCATATCATATTCTGATATTAACCAACCATAATCAAAGTTTGTAGCTAATTCATTTTCCACTCTTTTTAATGCTTCTGTATCAGCATCTGTAAAATCTCCTCCACCAGTATCAAAAGTAATTGATTGTTCACTGTCAAACCCAAATGAAAAACTCGTATCACCTTTTTTCTTTGCGAGAAGTCTTGCTCTTTCTTTTAATAAATTTTTTAAATTTGTATTTTGATCAGGAGTTCTCTGCTTGTTTGCAACCTTTACAGTTATTTCACCTGTAGCAGGATTAAACAATGCTTCATCACCATTTTTCAATGTTTTTAACTGAAATTTATTTGGCAACTTAATACCTGAAAATACTTTTCTATTTTTATTTGGCCCTTCAATATATCTTTTATGACCATCTGGAGCTACTTCAAATTGAAAAACATTCTTTGTAGCATCAGTTGGAAACTGTAATGCTCCTGTTTTTACATTGCGAGAAATATCAAAAGCATCTTTTTCAAATACTGGGTCTGCTTCTACACCTGGAAAGACCTCTTCACCAGTATCTACATATTTAGCTATTCCATTGCGATCATCTCGTATTTCTCTATCTGGCATATCATCAAAAAATACTTTTTCCTTTCTACCATCCATATATCTTAATATACCTGCTTTATCTTTAGCAGTTGGTCTGTCACTTGGAGGAGATGTTGGTTTAAACATAGCAACGGAAATAGGAACTCTAACCATGCTTTTTACATTAGGATCATAAATTTCAACTGTCTTTTCTTTAGGTGCTAACTCTGATGTCATTCCTGCTGCTTTAGATTTCTCAATGTAAGATTTACTACCATCAGCATTAATAATTTCTACAAGATCTTCAGGCTTTACAATAGGAGCTGCTTCTGTAATTGATTTTGATCCTAAAGCCTCACCTTTTGTAACAAGTCTTTTTGCACCAGTGTCTTGGTCGATAATTTCTGCTGTAGCTCTAGGATCTGCTGTAATACCTGCTTGTATATCTGCTAGTTTGTCTCTTCGTGTAACTACACTTTCTGATGGCTTTAATCCACCCATATTAATAGATGTCATTGCTGATGTTTCTGCAGCCATTATATCTGCATCTTTACTAAGTATTGTATCAGCTTCTTTTTCAGCTTTTGTAGGAGTAAAGGCAAAGTCTGGAGAGATAGAAGAAAATGCTTGACTTGCATTAATTTTTCCATCTGTCCTAATAATCATGTCCTTTCCTTTAAGGATAACTTTTCTATTAGCACTTGATTGTTCAATATTGCCAATCATACTATTAAATAAGTCTAACTGTGTTTTAAGACGATTCTTCTCTTCTTCCTGCTTTTTGAGCCTATCCTGCAAACTAAGTTCTGCACCTCTTTGCAATCCTGCACTAACACCTTGAGCAAAGCCACCTGCAATAGCTTGACCTAATGATGGTCTTTTCTTTGTTTTAAATTTAAAAGCCATTATTTCACTGCCTTTCCGTAGTAAACATGTTTAATACCATCTATCTCAACTACTGCTTCATTATTGACCTTTTCAACATCTTGGGCCATTAAACCAATCTGAGGTGTTTTATTACCCTTGTAGTTAAATAGATATACAGGTAAGCCATTGTCTAATGAACCTACCTGACTGATATTTTCTTTAACCCTGATGTCACTAAGAGCATAAGTTGCTAAAGCACCACCTGCTCCTTGTGCTACAGAACCTAATACACCTTCCCACCATTCTGGTTGGCTGTCTATTTCTGCTTGAATAGTCGCTTTTTGTCTTTCATCGCTTGTTAAGAATTGAGACATAGCATCAGTAATTCTTTGTTGAGTTTGACCTAGTTGTGCCATATTTGTGATATTACTTAACTCTAACTGAGGAACTCTTTGTAATTGCTGTGAAGTTTGAGCTTCAATACCTTGAACTCTATCTAATAAACTTCTTTCACCTTGTTCTTGAACTTGAGGGACTAAAGCATCTAAAGTTTGAGCTTCACCACCAGTGCCTAGTATTGAGCGTTGTAACTGACTTAATAATTGACCTTGTTGTCTAGCACCAACTCTTTCAGCTAACTTTTTTTGACTCGCACCAGATGCTTTAATTAATCTTTCTAAATCTCCTAAAGACCTTTCAGAATCAGCTTTAGCACTATCAAGTAAACCTTGTCTACGAACTTCTTCATCAGCTCTTTTTGCTTCTTCTAAAGTATCATACTCTTGACCATCTAGTGATTGATATGTATCATTTTCTGAAACTTTATCTTTGTTTGAATCTCCTGAAAATGTTTTATATAAAATATAAGGTATAACCATATTATAAATCCTTTGCTTTTTTAATTTCTGAGAAATGCCACTCTGCGTTTAGCTTTACTGCTAAGTAAAACTTCCCTTCTTTAGTGCATATTCCAATATCTGTGTCTTTACCTTCTTGGGGACTAAAAAATCCTTGTTTAAGGTTAAAAATCTTATCTTGTTTACCATCGGTAAGTGTTTCAATGGTTTCTTCCATTATGGATTACTCCCTTCTATATCATAGTCAATGTCAATACCATCGATACGAATATCTGCTGAACTACCAAAGACTTCAACTTCAATACTTTTTGCTAATACATTTACTAAACTTGATTGACAATTAAGAGTAGTGTGTGCAGCCAATGTAATACTTAATGATTCTGTAGTTTCTCCATCGGCATATATCTTAACAGTACCACCACCTGAAGCTAAATATGTTATATGAATCTTAGTAAATCGTTTAAATTGATCTGGTAATTCAAGATCAAATCTTTTTGTTTTTACTTTTAATGTTCTACCGTCACCATTTTGTGAACCAGAAATAGCATTTTCAAAACTTCGACTTGATGTGTCAAATCCTTGAATATTTTGTTCATCATCCATAACCATATTACTTTGCAATGTGCTGATGCCAGTATTTAACTTGTTCCAAGATCTTGTATCAAAATTATATCCATAAAAAATCGTTGAAGGAGATGTAGTCACTGATCTTACAGACCAATCCGAAAACAATATCATATTATTAATACCATCG